CGGTCAGATCGCCCAACAGAAGTTGGCGCAGGATGCCCAGATTGCTGAGCAGAAGATGAAAATTGACGCTTCGTCGGCGCTTGCCAGAGTGCAGGCCGAGAAGCAACGCACCGCTGCGCAGCTGTTGCAGCGCCAAAACATCGACTCACGTCGCTTAAACGTGGACGCCATGAAAGCCATCATGGATGACCGGAACAAAAACCAACCAAAGGAGAAGCCAACTAAATGATCCAAGACTTCGCACGCGTATTGCGCGAACAAATACGCAACGACCTGAACAACTACGCGGACGACTTGGCGGGTGGTTCATGTCAATCTTTTGAGCAGTATCAAAAACTCTGCGGCGTCATCCAGGGTCTGGCGATGGCAGAGCGTTACATCATTGACCTTGCAGAGAAAGTCGAAAAAGCAGATGAGTGAAATCCTCCTCCCCCCGGGTATTCAGTTGCCCAAGCACATCCAGCCCGTAGACCAACCGGACGAAGGCGCGGATGATGACACCAAGGCGTCAGCCTTGCCAATCCCAGCTGGCCACAAGCTGCTGTGTATCGTGCCCGAGGTCGATGAAAAGATCGCTGGTACAAGTCTCGACCTGGTTCGAGACGCTGCGACCCTACGTCAAGAAGAGCACGCCACCACGGTGTTGTTTGTTCTGCGCATGGGCGAGTCTGCCTACAAAGACCCGGAACGGTTCCCCACCGGCCCGTGGTGTAAAGAGGGAGACTTCATTCTTGTTCGTACCTATACCGGTACGCGTTTCAAGATCTTTGGCAAAGAGTTCCGCGTGATCAACGACGATCAAGTGGAGTGTGTTGTGCAAGATCCTCGTGGGATTACCCGCGCTTAAAGGAGTGGTAGATGAACGACGCATATAAGTTTCCAGACGAGCTGGAAGAAGAAAAGAAGTCCGCCCCGGCGGATGACGTTGAGATCACCGTCGCAGGAGACGACGTTGAGATCGAGATCGTTGACGACACTCCCGAGAGAGATCGTGGCCGTCGCCCCCTAGACCGTGAGGTTGAGGACCCAACGGACGACGAGATTGAGTCATACACCCAAGGTGCGCAAAAGCGTATCAAGGAGCTGACCCATGCCCGCCACGACGAGCGCCGAGCCAAGGAAGCCCTGGCTCGTGAGAAAGAGGAACTTGAGCGTCTTGCTCAGCACATGATCGAGGAGAACAAACGCCTCAAGGCGTACGTGGACTCCGGCACCCAGCAGTACATGACCATGGCCAACCAGGCGGCGGAAGCCAAGTTGGACAAAGCCCGTCGTGAGCTGAAGGCGGCCCAGGAGTCATATGACTCTGACGCCATCGTTGCCGCCCAGGAAGCCCTGGCTGAAGCCACGTGGGAAGTCAAGAACGCAAAAAATTTCCGGGCACCCCCTTTACAGCGCGAAGAACCTGTAGTACAAACTACTCCATCGCAACCCCAACGGGTTCAAGCCGACGAAAAGACCTTGCGCTGGCAAGCAAAAAACCAGTGGTTCGGCGCCCAGGGATTCGAGGAAATCACCAGCTACGCACTAGGGCTGCATCAAAAGCTAGTCAACAACGGGGTAGATCCCCGCTCCGATGAGTATTTCGAGCAGATAGACGCTCGCGTGAAGTCAACGTTCCCCGAGGTTTTCGGTGGTAAAAGAGACGAGCCGTCCCGTACGGTTGAGACTTCGGCAAGGAAACCTGCCGCAGTGGTCGCACCCGCGACTCGCACAACTGGAGCGAAGAAAGTACAACTAACGCCGTCACAAGCTGCGTTAATCAAAAAGTACAACCTGGACCCCAAGAAGTATGTGGCTGAAGTTCTAAAACTGGAGAATCAATAATGGCTGAAAACCGTACCCCTCGTGACCTGGAGTCACGCGCAAAAACCGCTCGGGCTGTATACGTACCGCCCACAAACTTGCCCGATCCGACCCCCGAACCTGGGTATTTGTATCGCTGGGTAGCGACGCACATCCTGGGCCAGGCTGAACCTACCAACGTGAGTCGCAAGATGCGCGAAGGGTGGGAACCGGTGAAGGCAGTTGATCATCCTGAACTTATGCTGCTTGGTAATGAAAAGACCGGAAACGTGGAAATCGGCGGCCTCATGCTCTGCAAGATGTCCGTTGAACAAGCCCGTGCCCGCGATGAGTACTACTCCAAGCAAGCGTCGGATCAGATGAACTCAGTGGACAACCACTTCATGCGAAACAATGACCCGCGCATGCCTCTGTTCTCGGACCGCAAGTCCTCGTCCAGTCGCGGAAACGGGTTTGGTTCTGGTTCAAAGTAACAAGGAGTTTCTAAATGGCAAACACAAATGCCCCCTACGGCCTACGCGCCGTAAACCGTAACGACGGCATGCCCTATGCTGGCGCTACGAGTCAGTTCCTGATCAACCCCACTTCAGGCGCTGGCACCAACCTTTTCAACGGCCAAGTCGTCATTATTGATGCCAACGGCTACATCGCTCTGTCTACCGCTACTGGTGCGGATCTGACAACCAACAACCTCGGCGGCAGCTCGCTTGGCGCTTGGGGTGTGTTCGTTGGCTGTTCCTACATCAACGCGCAAGGCCAGCAGATTTACGCTCAGTACTACCCCTCCGGCACCACCGGCGTGGTTACCGCGTATGTCATCACTGACCCCAACGTGACGTTCGTAGCTCAGCTGGATGGCCAAGTCACCCAAGCTGCTCTTGGTGCAAACACCTTCTTCGCTGCTGTTCAGAGCACCAGCACTGGTTCGACTACCACTGGTAACTCGACCAGCGCGTTGGAGTCCACCGTTGTTACCACGGCTGCCGCCTTCAAGATCATCGGTTTTGCTTCCCCGCTGACCGATACCTACACTGAAGTGTTGGTGAAGTTCAACCCCGGCGCTCACGCCTATACCAACGCCGTCGGCATCTAAGGAGTAAACCATGGCAATTTCACGCGCACAACTGCTCAAGGAACTGCTCCCCGGCTTGAACGCTCTGTTCGGCATGGAGTACGCTCGTTACGGCGAAGAGCACAAGGAAATCTACGAGACCGAGAAGTCGGAGCGTAGCTTTGAAGAAGAAACCAAGCTGGCTGGCTTCCAGGCTGCTCCTGTCAAGAACGAAGGCTCTGCCATCGCTTACGACAACGCGCAGGAAGCGTTCACCGCCCGCTACACCCACGAGACCATTGCCCTGGGCTTCTCGATCACGGAAGAAGCGATCGAAGATAACCTGTACGACAGCCTGTCTGCTCGTTACACCAAGGCCCTGGCCCGCGCTATGTCCTACACCAAGCAGGTAAAAGCCGCCTCCGTTATCAACAACGGTTTCAACGGTTCTTATCCCGGCGGTGACGGCGTGTCGCTGTTCGGTGTTAACTCCAGCAGCGTTCGTGTTGGTCACCCCCTGGTTAACGGTGGTGTGAACTACAACAGCCCGACCGTGGCCGTTGACCTGAACGAGACCTCCTTGGAAAACGCCGTGATCCAGATCGCTGCGTGGACCGATGAACGTGGTCTGCTGATCGCTGCCAAGCCGCGTAAGATGGTTGTTCCCCCGGCACTGATGTTCGTTGCCAAGCGTCTGCTTGACACCGAGCTGCGTGTTGGCACGAACGACAACGACATCAACGCGCTGAAGCAGATGGGTGCTGTGCCGGAAGGTTACACCGTCAACCACTTCTTGACCGATAGCAACGCTTGGTTCCTGTTGACCGACGTGCCCAACGGCATGAAGCACTTCGAGCGTATGCCTCTGGCTAACTCGATGGATGGAGACTTCGACACCGGCAACGTCCGCTACAAGGCCCGCGAGCGTTATTCGTTCGGCTGGTCTGATCCCCTGGGAATCTGGGGCTCTGCCGGAGCGTAATAAATCCTTCGGGATTTATGAGAAGGGGGCCTTGTGCCCCCTTTTCTTTTGATGTATATTGCGATCAAGCCCGGGGTTCCCGGTGCATCAAACTGACCCGGCAGACGACGTACCGATTGATGCACTGATCTTGTACGTAAGGACAATTGAAATGGCTCTCTCTACCACCCAATCGATTTGGCGTTCGGGCGGCGGCGATCAGACTCGCACCGCTTACTGTGGCTCCGGCGTTATGGCCGCGCAGTTTTACATTGCCGACGCTTCTGTGGCCACTGCTACCAACGTCACCGTTGCGTCTGCCGCTGGCTCCCCCGCTTTGATTCTCCCCGCTGGCGCCGTTGTGCTGTCTGTGGCCATCAATGACGCAGGTTCTGGCTCTGTGGACCTGGGCACCCGTGGTTACACCAGCGGCACCGTGACCGGCGCTGCTATCGCCAACAACCTGTCTGTGGCTTCTGCCGGTGTGGTTACTTCTGGCTTGACGCTCACCGCTACCAGCGAAATGTCCTATGTCACTGTGACGATCGACACGTCTGGTTCCGGCACCGTTGGCGGCTACATCACCTACTTCGTTGTTGATCCCCTGGCTGGCCAGCAGAACGTCTGATAGGAGCATCTCATGACGATGCCC